GACGAAACGACATTAAGTTATTTGTAAATACACTAGCGTATAGAAATTCGTTTCTGCCCCAAGCAAGGCGTTGATCAGCGTCTTGGTTTGTTGTTGAAAATACATTACTAACATTTTTATTTTGGTGTCTTAATTGACCAGGTGCAAAATTTGGAAACGCTTGCTCTTCATTTGAGCTATTCATATAATTGACGTAATTTTGTTGATACGTCTTCATGGCCTGTGCTATTCCGTTGCGTGCTATATCAATTTGAAATTGCTTGTTTTGATAATCGTAACTATGAACAAAAGTCGGTACGAGCTTAAGCTGTGAAATTACACCTGCCATATTATCAAATGAGAAGGATTTAATTGTACCGATGCGATCAAAGTGCAATCCGCTTGAAGGAGTAAAATATGGAAGTGTATTATCTTGACCGTCTTGCTGAGTATTGCCGCCTATTTTTACAGTTTCAAGATATAAATTACCCGGTGAGTCATTAGTGGCATTGTAAGCTTCTCTAAAATATTGTATCAAGCTCTTGAGCTTAAATTGTCTTGAATCTCTTGTAAGTTGTAAAAAGCATTGATCAAAATTTGAATTTGCGTCAGACACATGTCTTGACATAATATACTTTACACAATCAATTGCTTTGAAATTTGCTGGTGTGGAAAAAAAGATATTTGTACCACCGAGATCCCAGTCGATATTTTGTTGATCTTGTTCAGCAGGTGTCAGCGTTGTAATATCATCTACACCTGGTATAGTGATAGCAAAAGACGCAGGGTAATTATCATCGGGAGGAAAAGCTGCTTTTATAAATTCCTTTAATGCAAGCCCTGTGGAAATAGCGCGGTCACTATTATCAGCATTCTGTGGAAGGGTAATAGCTGATGCTGTAGGAACTAAACTAAGTTCTGTAAGGGGTGTGCTATTAGCTAAAGCATCAGCAACAGTAGCTGTTGTAAATGGTACGTTTTTTTCAAGCATTAGCTGATAAAACAAATCTCTAAAATAAAGTTTTTTTAGTTTTTCACCAGGTTTATCACCGGGTATTTCTTCGGAATTATGAATAGCAAAATCATAATTTATATAAAAATATTTTTGACCGTCTGATGACCCTAAACCATCGACGGTTTGGGTATCTAGTTTTGGCATAATATCTATTTTTAGAATATCACGCGCTTCCCCACGAAACACAAACCCTGCGTTTTGATTCGTTGCTGTTTCATTTGTACTACCGGCGTTATTATAGTAAGCAGGTGTTGTGTAGGGGCTGATATTTGGAGTGTCGCGCTCAATAACGTCTTGATTGTTATCAATAATGATATATCCTTCGCTATAAAATTGATTTAATGATTCTCCTATAAAAAGCTCTTTAATATTTGTTGGTGATATATCTTGACCTGTTGATTGATTACCTGCAACACTGACTAACGTTACTCTAAACGTATAGTCATTATTATTAATCTTATGATTATATGTTGTGGCGGTATCGCTCATTTGGTTAATTCAAAGAGTTATTAATTTCTTTTAATATACCTGGTAGGTATGTAGGTTGTATGATTTTAATAACGGTTCCGGCGGCAGGTATTTCAAAAGGATTATAAAGTTTATTTGTTAATAAAATTAACCACCAGAGTTCTATAGTTTTGTAGACATTATAACTTACTGATGTCCAGGGCATTTGCTTTTTAATGGTATAGTAAAAGATTGCTCGGTCATCTAACTGATCAGGTAGGAAGATTGACTGTATTATATTGTAAAAATACTGATTATCGTTAGTCTGATAGAGTTTAAATATCTTCTCGTAGCGGTAGATATTTAAATCCGGCAAAGCAGCTATAGAATTCTGATACTGTCCATCCATGTAGATATTTAGCGGTATCTTTGAGTTTTAAAACTATAATTTCTAGATAAGACCGTTTAAAATGCCGTTCGCTGGTGTAACTCTAATATTAGGTGCAATAGTACCGCCAGCTGGTGTTGTAATTGGCTCGATTCCGCGTGAGACACCGGTTTGAACAATCTGATTAGGACCGATAACTTGTTGCATAAAGTTTTTAGTGTCTGCGACCATACTTTTCAGTGTTAGTGTTACTTTATATGCATCGGGTATTACTGCTATAATGGAAGTTGAGCCGGTTGAGGATGAGACGGACTGACCTGCTGGCCCAGCATCAGATGCAGTCGAGCTACTTGACGGTATATTAATAGTGAGTTCGCGGCGGGAGCCCATAAATTCAATGTTTATACTCTCCATATAACAGAACGGGTAGAAAGATGTACCGGGTATTTCGGCCTGATATATAACTGGTTGGTCAACAGTATTTTGCGCTGTTTTCCCAGGGCGGTTTTGATATAAGAGTAAAAACAAAAATTGCCAATTTCTTATAACATCATCGTAAGTTACGTTTCCTGTATTAATTAACGGAAAGTCTACTGTAATACTTTGTCCATCTGTTGGGTAGTTATAAAACTTTGTTTTTTCGATGTATGTGATCTGTGTCGGGTTATTAAGTGATGCTAAAACACCTGCAGCTTCTGTTGCTAGACCTGCTAATGGTTTTAGCAAAGCATCAGTTGCAGTGCCTGTTTTACCTTCATCAGAAAAGGCATTCGTCTGTGTTGCGACATTATTATTAAAATATGGAAGAATATATACCCATCCGGTAGGATCGGTTAAATATAAGTTACGATATGGTGCTAGCCAAGGGCTGCTATTTACCGTTGAATTATTATCATCAGCAAATGCCTGACCAATTGCTGATGAAACTTGTACTCCTATATTTTGCCCAGCTTTAACAAGGCCTTGCGCGGTGTCGGAATTAGCAACTAAACCTTTTGTGCCATTAACAACACTTGTAGCTGCAGAGTCAGCGCCTTTGGCTACTTGACTAGCACCTTCTGAAACTAAACCAGCTCCCGGTAATCCTGATAAAAATTTTGCAAGACCACTACCAGCATTTTGAAGAGCTGCAGTGGCTCCTGTTGAGCTACCAAATTGTTGAATATTTTGTGCAAGTTGCTTACCACCGCTATAAGTTTGCCCGAGAGAGTATTTTAACTGTGCAATAAGAGCATTGGTTCGTAACTTTCTTTCTGTAAGAATAAGTCTCGGTACTTCATCTCGCGCTACATCACCAACAGGGGAGTATGTCCAGTAAAAATCTCGAACTACATTAACAACTGTCGTACCTGTTGAACTACTTGAAGCGCCTGTACTGTTAGCAGCTTGACCGGCTGGTTTAATTATAGGTAATGAAACAGCGACTGGCGAAGCACTACTTGTACCAGTATCGTTATTTTGAAATCCCCAGAGAAAATTAGGCATAATATTATTTAATTAGCGCTGTAGAACACCCATTCTAAACATTGAGCTTGTACCAGGGCCTGATACAATATTCGTTGGGCTATTAACGTTTGTAACAACAGCGTTGCTTGCCGGGTTTTGTGACTTAAGAGCAGCTATTAATGCTTTAGTATTAGCGGCGGTTTGCTTTTGGTATTCAATTAAGCCTTTAAGTAAAGTCGAATGCTCGTTGAGTGAATCGCTCATATCGCTCATGTTACCTGCTGCGTCATCAGAGGCAGGCGCTTCATCTTTCGGTACTGCTGGTGTTTCAGTTGGTTGAATAGTTGCTGTCGGTGTCTGTTTATTATCAGTAGGTTGAATGGATGCTTGTTGACTTGTTTGAGTAGATGTATCGTTAGTTGACTGTACAAGAGGCTGTTGACTTTCTTGCGTCTGTGTATTATTAGTTGATTGTACGGGTGTAGAGGTATTATTGCTCTCCTTATTATCTGATCCCCAGCTGAGCGGATTATACCAATGGCTTTCTTTCTTTTTAGTCTCGGGTAAATTTGCGACTTTTGCTGCACTTTCCGGTACTTCAGAGGTCTTAGGTGCTTCAGGTGATTTTGGTGCCACAGAAGCGGTTTTAGTCTTACTATCGTACTTTAATCCTAATTGTCCGGCAACCCATTCTTTAAGACTCCAACCAAATAAACTGACATCTGGTACCATATTAAGAATTGCTTTAAATAAAGTGTCAGTCATCGACTCTTTAGGTGCACCTGTAGCAGCTGTAGCTGCATTTGCATCAGCATTGGTACTCTCGAGTAAATCTGCAATTACTTTAAACGGTGTAAAATCTTGTCCTAAAGCTTTTAATACTTCAAACCAACCTTTACCTGTAAAAAGCGCTTCACCAGCACCAGCTAAAGATCTCAAGTAAGGTATATTTTTTACTTTATCGCTTACCCACTTTGAAATATCTGCCATAAAATCTATTCCCTTGGCTACTGTCTCCTGCCCTGCTTTTGATTGTAAGAGATCAACTACAATACCAAGAGGTGGAATTGCAGCTTTTGCAAGATAACCAAGAGCGTCAAGATAATTTCCATCGCTAATTGCTTTCGCCATGTCAATAAGCGGTCCAATAACAGGTACATATCTAATATTATCACCAATCCATTTTTTTGCATTATTGATCCAGCCCATATTAGCTTTACCTGCTTTTTCTGACCCACCTGTCTTTGTATCTCTATAAGCACTAAAAAGATCAATAGCAATTGAAAGCGCTGTACCTACAACAGGAACAGCCGCAGCAGCTGCTGATGCTAAATCGAGCAAACCCCCAACGAAATCACCCTTCATAATACGCGAAACAGCAAAACCAATACCAATAAGTGTCCCGATAAGAGGTAAACGTTTTAACCCTTTGAGAAAAAACCCACCTGCAGTACTTGCAAGTCTAGCTATAAGACCTTTACCGCCGCCCTTTGCTACTGCACCTACCGCCTTACCTGTTATTCCGCTAAATAAGCTTTTTAATGCTTTGGTCGCACCACTAAAAATCTTACCGGGTAATTTTTCTATAGTACGAAAAATATTTCTAAATCCCTTTGTAGTTGCTGCAACAAAATTACGTACAAAGCCGCCTTTTGTTAGGCTTTTAGCTGCATCAAGCACGAGCTTACCAAGCTTGGTAAATTCCTTTTTGATTAAAGCAGCTCCTGACGCGAGCAAGCCTTTGCCGATAAGCTTTTTTAGCCCCTTATAAGGGCCTGAATCTTTTAATCCGCTTAAAAGCGTAGCTATACCAGCAATTGCAAGTCCTGCGCCTGCAAGTAACGGTCCAACAGCGCCCAATAATCCTCTTATAATAGGCATTACAAGCTTACCGGTTTCCTTTAGTACTAAAGGCAATAAATGTAAGAGTTCTTTTGCGAGCCATTTAAATGGACCAAGAATTATCTTTGATAATAATTTTAGCGGACTTAAAATTTTACCAAGCAAACTAGCAATTAATCCACCGCCCATTAATCCTGCTAAAAGTTTGTCCCACCAGTTTTTCTTGTCCTCTTTCTTGTCTTCTTTTTTTGTATCTTTCTTTTTAGCTCTGTCTTTTTCTTCAGCTATATCAAAGACATCCTTTACAGTATCACCGATTAAATTTTCAATCCATACTCTTGTTTCAGGTGGAATATAAACATCTACAGCTGTACGCTTTTTAGGATCTTCAACGACTCTTACTGGTAAAATTTTTGTACTACCGCCAATAACTTTTGATGATGTAACCGCTTCAATATCAAAAATACCGTTGCTAGATTTTTTATCTTTATCATCTTTAGTTGTTTCGCGGCTTACTGCAGGCGCTTTAACTTCTTTTGGATTTGCTTCTTTTACTTCTTTTGGTTGCTTGAGCCCAGTAATAAAGTCGGACATGGCCTTGAATTTATTTGACATTGATTCAAGCGCATCTAATTTCTTACTGCCAAGCAATTTCTGAATCTTATCAAGAGATTCATTTGCGCCAGTAAGTTGATCAAGTAGAGGCTTACCAAAAACAGACTCTAATTCTTGAATTGTAATGTCAGCTGCCATCTATATTATTTATCACTAAACAATCTAGATGGAAGTACTGTATTAATTAAACGCTAAAGAAGCTACCATCGATTTCAATATTTGCATCACCAACTGCTGTAAACTTGGCTTCAAAATCTCTATATCCTTTAATAAATTCAAGAACCTTACTTGTAAGTGTTGAAGGAAATTTTTCAACAATTGCAATTTTATCGTCAACTTTGAGATTCGCAAAATCAACGGTCTGATCATCAGTCTCAGTCTTAAACGTTACAGACTGAATAAACTTGATGATCTCATGAATAAAGAGCTCACCTACAAGCGTCTTAATGTCGTTTTCCTGTGAGTTCTTTAATTTGTTTACAGCAACAAGGCTGATATCTCTATCCGTATTCAAATTAGGGACACTAAGGCTTACGGTTAAGTTTTGAATATCAACAATAGATTTTAACGGCTGTGTCTGTACTGGAATAGAAGGCATCTGCTCGAGAAGTGTATTGAGATCGTAAACATTTTCCTCAATAGCGTACTTACTATCAAGTCCGCTTGCTCTTAATGCAATAGCAATAGCTGGGCGGTCAAAAGCGTAAAGGCTGTTTACATTAATGGTTTTATCGAGAATGTTTTCTTGGATAATGCTATAAAAATTAACAATAAAGGTCAACTTAGTTAAAGTTTCATCGACAGATGCCTTAAGCAAGTCCTTCTGCTGTCTAAGGTTGAGATTTTTAAATTTAACTGTCTTACCTAGAGATGGGATAAAAACATCGACACCGGTTGTTTGATTAAGGGTATCAAGTTGTTTAAGAATGTCGCTTACATTACCGCTCATATATTAGTATATAATCACCGTGCAGGGAGATTCAAGTTCTTCTTTTGTTCAGCCTTCTCTTCTTCCTTCTTTTCGTCCTTGTAGAAATTAATATAAATATTTAATTCAGCTGGTGTTGATGTTTTTATAAGCTCATAATCTATATTAAGCTTATTAATTAGAAAATATTCAATCTCATAAAAAGAAAGTAAATTGCGTTTGAAACATATTTTCAAAAATTCAATAACGGAATTTGAAAATAGATTAAGCGGTACTCTAATTTGGTCTTGTGTTGTTGAAAATGGCGAGACTGTTGAAAATAAATTAACGTCCTTTAGAGTCTCAGTGAAGTATTCTATATAAGATCTGATATCTTTTAAGATCGTTACAGGAAGTTGTTCAAAAATTTGATCTATATTTTTAGTGACGTCAATGCTATTAAGTTGTATATTTTTTATAACCGTGCCTACGATAGAGAGGTCTCTCTGTTGTATATTAAGAGTGCTTGGCATTCCGAGATTAACAAAAAGACTGTCATTAAGACTAACGGTTTTGTTATAGATATCGTCAGATAGATTTAAATCGTGTAGTTTATCGACAACACTTTGTATAGTTAAATTTGTATTGAATTGTTTTTGAGTAACAGGGCAAGTAATTGTTAATTCAAGTGTTGGTGCGATACAAACAGATCTTATTGTTAATAAGATTATAAGCTTGTCGATAAACGTAAATTGTCTAATATTTGGTTCATCAGGACATAGGTCGGTAAGTAGGTCATCAAAGAATTCAGCGATAATATTATCATTATCGTTAGTAATATTCTTAACTAGCTGCTTGTACCTGTTAAATTGTAGTTCCTTTATATAAACTGTCTTCTTTTCACCAGGTAAGTAAACTGTATAGACAAATTGTCTCACAAGGAATACTTAAGACATGTGCCTAGAGACTCAATTGTTAAACAGGTGATTTAAAGCCTTGAAATATGCTCGGGTTACCAATTTTCGGTGCACCGTTTTGAGCAAAGTTATTAATGATTTCGCCGATCGGTAGATATAGGTTATTAGAAACTGTATAGTTTGAATATGTCCAGCGAGTATTATACACTGTAAGTTTTTCCTCTGTATATTCAAGTGATTCTTCGTTTACTGTAAACGGTACACAGTTATAGAAATTCCAAATTTTACGTGGAATCATCGATACACCGGATCTAGAGCGTGTATATTGCATTACATGCATATTCACTTTCATATTCTTATTAGCTTGTGATACATCATTAGGGTTTCTTGCAACCAGACCAAAGTGTGCTGCAAGAATTACCCAAGGGCGAATTACAAAATCAATAAACGATGTATTTGTTTCTCTAAAACCAATATCTAAAACAGGTGCTTCACGATTTCGACCGCCACCGAGAACACCGGGTATAAATCCTCGGTTATTATCAACAATAGCACTTTCAACACCCCATGCCTCGTTCGGTATTGTAATATTAGATGCAAATAAACAGCCTATAACTTTGTTTAGCGGGTAGGTTGTTAAAATATTAACGGCACCGTCTATATCAAAGCCTTTCTTTGAACTATCAGTTCTTTCAAGACCTTGAATCATTGCAGATGTCAAGCCGGTTGGATAGCTATCGATGAGTATTACCCATTGCGTACACATAGGTATCGCAGTGAACCACGATTCCATTTGTGTAAGGAAATAATCGCGTGTACTAATGATCGGTACAGCGGGTATATTTAAACCAAAGAGCTGTGTAACCTGAGGTGCAAAAAGAGGATTAGCACCCGTACCAACACCAACGATATTTTGCCCTAAACTATTAAGTGCACTGCTAAAAGGATCGTTCACCTAATTATTTAGCTTAGGTATCTATCTTTTAGGGCGATGTTCTTGTAAAGTAGTGGTAGGCTACTGTCGCGGTAAACTCAATTGTCTGACCTGTACCAGCGGCAATACTATACGAAAGCGCACCAACACTACGAGGTGAAACACCGACGAGGTTGTATGTCGCAATGCGGTTTAGCTGGTTATCAAGCTGAGCGAGTGTAATAACTGAAGTAGGCTTGGGCATGAAATAATCACCGGTGCTATTGGCATCATCAAATGTGTAGCGTGACCAATCTTCAAACTTCTGTCTAATCTTTGACTGCGCATCAGCGTAGAAAGTCATACTATATCCCTCTGAACCAGGATATGTAGCGTTACCAGGGAGATTAAAATTAAGCCCCATGTACGGTACGGGTACGTTAGTAATAGCTCTTTCCGGGAGAGTTGCTGTCTTGACGTAAACGAGATCGGTATCACCGAAATCGAGCGACTGACCGGCGGCGTTTGTAGCACCACCGGTTGCGATTGACAGAACTCGGAAGCTAAAATCACGTGCGAAATCACGTGCAGCTGCTTCGCTATAAAACGTTTGAATGAGTTGGTTTGTATCGGCCATAGTATGTAATTATTTAGTATTCTTTGTCTCGATTAAGCAACAATTTCAGCAAAGTTTTGACTTGTTCTTGTTGCGTAGAAGTTGACTAAGATGAACTCTGCTGTACGAACAGGCTTGATGTAGATATCAACCACGAGTGAGTTATCGTCGATAACTGCAGGTGTATTGTTTCTCTCATCGCAGATTAGCAAGTAATCATAGAGACCTGATGTGTTCTTAGCGTTGTCGAAGATCGGTGTAAGAACGTTGAGGATCTGTGTTCTTGTAAAGAGCGTATTAGGCTCGAATACGTAGAACTTAGCAACGTTGTTAGTCTGCTTCTCGAGGGTAAGGAACAACCTACGTACGTTGATGCGATCGAATGCACTCGGTACCTTTGACATGGTCTTCTGACCGTAGATAACGTAACCTTCTGTCGGGAAGAATGCAACGGGGTTGAGGTTGATCTTGTAAAGTTGATCGCGTTGCTTCTGGTTAGGATAGATGGCGATGTCGGTAATACCGGTGACAATACCTCTTGTAAACCCAGCAGGAGCAATCCAGGGCTGGAAGTTAGCATCAGTGCTTGCCATGGCGGCTGCAGCAAATCCTGAGAACGGTACCCAGACGAGACGGCTTGACTGTGTGTCAGCAACCTGTACGGCGTTTGCGTAAACAACAGTATAGCTATTGTTGATAAAGCTATAGAGATTATTAAGTGGCTGATAGATATTGTCAGAATAGTTGGTTGAAGGATTGTCAAGAGTCTTGACACCGCCCTGTACAAAGATATTTGTAAGAGGATCGGCGATAAAGACGTGATCTTTACGTTGTGATGCTGCGAACGATACGAATTGGGTTACAACGGCTTTATAATTAAGAGCGATTGTAGCGCTCGGACCTGTACCATCCTGAGCTGTAAGCTGGGTAAAGTCGGTGCCACTATATGCAACTGTATCATCGAAGTAACCAGAGGCCTGTGGGTTAAAGGTGTTAGCGTAAACAGTGCCAAGACCGGCTTCACAAACAATTGAAAGCGGATATACTTCAGGGTCAGCAATGGCTTGAAGCATTGTTGAAACCTTCTGAGGTACGTTACCGATAACCTTGGTTGAAACGTTCTCGACAGTATAATCACCGAGAGCAATGAGGCTATCAGTTGAACCATACTTATTGATAAGGTTTGTATAGACGCCGGATGTAGCACCCATACGAGTTGCAAACGTATCAGTATTGGTACCAACGGTGTCAAAGGTGAGCGGGTTAGCACGCTGAGTGTTTAAGAAGCGAACGTTTTTATTCGGTACGCCGTTAAGATTGAGCCATGTTGAGCTATTCTTATTAGAGATATATGGGTTAACAATTGTCTTAATGTTATTTGAAGCGCTATCAACAGTATCGAGGAAGTAGCTATTAGCAGGTCCACCGTTAGGGTTGTTAATCTGGCGATAATAATCGAAGGAAGCGTTATAGCTTTCCTGAAGAACATAATCAAGCTGAATAGTATCAGGCGAAAAAACTGACTGACGAAGCTTGAATACACCAAGGTTAATGGTATCGTTAAAGTTTGATGTTGAAGTGTTGAAGGAAGCAATATTTTCAACAACTTCTGATACACTGCCATTGGCTCCAATTGTTGTCGCGGAAAGAGCAAATGTAAGGCGCTGTGAGGGAACTGTAACGTAATTTCCAGGGGTGATGTAACCGTTTGTGTTAACAGATTGTACGCTACTGAAATCCGAGAACACGTTGCTGTTTGCTGTGTCAGGGAAAGATGTGTTGTCAACGATACCGATATATGTACCTTCGTAACGGCCGTTAACAGAAGCTTGAGCCTTGTTAAGAACGATTAAGCCGGCTTGACCGAGTGACGAGAGTGACGAGAAGGTTGTTGTCGGATTGGCATTAGCATCCTGAGCTGAAGCAGACCAGGTAAACGCTGTTCCCTGAACGATATTGTAATAATCGCTTTCAGAAAGTGTAATGTGTGTTGGAGCACCGAAGAAATACGAGACACCGGAAGTTGATGCTGTATAGTTAAGATTTGTTGAGGAAAGCGTAGTAATTGTACCACCAACGTTACTAAGTGTAGTAGAAACAACAGGATAAACAAGAGCGCTATACTGGTTTGTAGTACCGAGACCAGCACCGGATCCGTAAGGAAGACGGTATGTTGTTACATTAGCAGGTGACTGAAATACAGCTTTAACTGTCTGATAAAAATAACGTTCGGCCGCATTGGTGGGTGTACCGTAGATCTGTTCAAATTCAGAGATTGAACTTACGGTAATTGGGTCAGAAGACGGGCCCTTAGGGGCAAATCCAGGAATAAAAACGTTTGTGGGGGCGACTAAACTTGCGTGAAGTGAGAGATCAATTTCGCTAATTTGTACCCCGGGACTTTGAATTATGCGTGCCATATAAAGTATTTATGGTACTTGGGAAACATTTTTTTATCTTTTAAAGATTTTCTACTTCTGATATCGGATTTACAAGAAGCTGGGAGTAGCTAAACGTTACGTTTGACTCTAATTCACCAGAGTCTTTATAAGAAAATGTTATCCCGCCTAGATTTGTAGGAAAAGCATCAGTATATGTAAATTGTATTACGCGCTTATTATACTCGTCAAGACCGTAAATTGTTACGTTTGCCTTATATTGACTATAGAGTCCTCTTGTTTTTGAATTAGCAACATTTGGTGTCGGTGTAGAGAGATCAGTGTTATCGTATATGCCTAGCTTATCATCATTAAGAAAATTTAGCCATGTATAAATGACCCAATAATTGTTGAAACGGTTGTCGACGATAAAATCAACTGTAAGCGGGGTATAAGGTTCGCGGGAGCCTGATGTCACAGTCTGCGTTTGACCGGCATATCTATTTTGTATTGCAGGTACGGAAATCTCCGGTACAACGCCACCAGCCACAGCAAATTGCATAGTATCGGGTAAAATATTCGTTTCATTACGCAAAAACTTCGTAGCAATTTGTTTTAATGCAGGTGGTACATCAAGAACAAGCAAAAACTTGTCTTTTCTTGTTAGGTTAAAGGGACTCTGAGTATATGGAATATTGTTTGACATATATTATCCTAATAATTTCCAACCTTGGTTTTCCATTTCATTAATAACAGTTTGTTCCGGTGCATCGCCTAAATCAAAGAGAATTGGCATGGGTACAGCATCATCACTATTACGCTCATTATTATACATTGACATCGGATTGATAAAATATTTAATCCCGTAATCAAGGGATTTAAGTCTCAGAGGACGCTTATTATCGTCTAATTCGACGATTTCAAAATATCTCTCCGTTACTTCATTTTCTAAAATCATTAACGTCCAAATAAGGCTCATAACACGGTCGTCATGACTATCGGCTCCTGGTTTTGCAGCCCATGAACCGTTTGGATATCTTACAAATCCTTTGAGTTCTGTAAGAGTTCTAATATCTTTAAATCTAACTACGTTTAACTCGTTACACCAGTAACGCATATTAGTAACACCTTTATATTTTGTATTGGTGTGAGCTACTACACCTACTTTATTGAAGATTTTATCGCCGGCTTTTGCACCATAACTGACAATATTCTCATATCCTAGTGTATTTTTTAATTGATCAACAACTTGAGCGCCGCAATTATTACGCTCAATTAACACCGGGGGCTTACCCCAATGCTGTAGGATTTCATGTAATTTTGTAGTAAAATTGTATGGGCTTATTTCATTATTATGGTAAACTGCTACTTGTTCTATACTACGTAAATCTGTAATATCCAGAACTTGAATTACTGAAGCTGCTTCACCAACGCCTTCTGAAACGTCAACACCCGCTACATAAAGCCTCTCTTTATCAGGCTCTTTCCACATTAGATAATGACCTTCTTCAAAAACAAATGCTGGATCCGTGCATTCAGCTTTTAATTGCTCAAAGAATACCTCATTAATAGCACTTTCACCAGATTGTAAGAAAGTATTACCAAATTCTTGATCAAATTTTTCTCTACTACCCATTTCACGGATAGTTTTATTTTTCCACTTCTCATCACGACCGGGTACCTCCCACCAGTCAACGCGCTCGGCTTTCCAGCCGTTGTGTTTTTCAGAATCTGTTTCCATTGCACCTTCATATAGCTCGTGGAAGAGGTTACCTGTACCATTAGGGGTACTGGCTACGAAAATTTTAGATTTTTTAGAAGATGAAATAATCGGATAAACTGAAGCCCAGAATTCCTCGACAAGGTGATTATCAATAAACGCAAGCTCATCAAGAAGAACAACGTTAACAGAATCACCACGACCGGCGTCACTACTTGTAGTACTGATACCAATACTTGAACCATTAGCTAATGACATTGAGGTTTTACCGTATTCTAAGATACCTGGTTTCAGATAGTTTGGTAATTTTTCATAAGCCATTCTAACACGCTTAAAGATATTAATAGCTGTAGCTTCTTTGTTAGCGACAATAAGAACACGCTGATCTTCCTGAAAACACACTATCCATAATGCATAGATAGTGAACAAAGTCGTCTTACCAGACTGACGACTTGATAACATAACCACGAATCTATTATCACGTAATGAACGTAATATACGCTTCTGATAAAGATGGAGCTGAATCTTTATTTTACCTTGATCAAGATTAGTAATATAAAAAAAGTTTTCAGCAAAATAGAGAATATTCTTTTTACATTTTTCAATATCTTTAATCCATTCAGGGTTTGAGCTATAATCGAATAAAGCATCTGGCGTCGGTAAGCTTTCGTTACCGAGATAATATTGCTGTTTCTCTTTTTTAGTGGCCATCTAGTATAAATAATTAGGCAATATGAACAAAGCTCGCAATCTCGTTGAAATGGGTGAATTCTACGCCTCCACAATACTTACTGAGGCAAAAAAGAATTTCCCGCCAAAAGACACTTTCGCCGTCGCAGGAAAAAAGACATCTGATGCTGTTATTCCTGCCAATCTTAAAAAGCCAAAGGCCTTTGATGAGCGTGGCCCTTTAGCTCATAAAAACGGAGAAGCTCTTGTCAAGCCCCTTGAAGCTAAGGACGCTAAGGGTAAGAAAACTTTCACTGGTGTTGAAAAACTTTCACTTGCTCCAGAAAAAATGGAGGTAGAGACTATAAATACTTTTATGAACAAATCTATTTTTGATCGCCTATTCGAGGACGTAATGTCCGATAACATCACTTCACCCGAAGCTGCTGATCAGCATGATGCTGAAGCGCTTGATCTTCCTGGCACAGAGGAAGGCGGTAGTGAAGAAGTAACAATCACCCTCAGCAAGGAGCTTGCTGGAAAACTTCATGACGCTCTTATGGCCGTTCTTGGCTCTGACGAAGAGCAGCACGGTGAAGAAGAAGGTGCTGGTGAAGAAGAAGACGCTGAAGAGCACGTTGCTGGTTGCAAGTGCGACAAGTGCGTCGGATCTGAAGACGACGAGTCAACACTTCCTGAAGCCACAGAACTCAAGGAGCTTCCTAGCACCGTTGAGAAGATGACAAAGGTAGGCGGTAACACTAATCAAGTCTCTGATTCATGGTCAACACATCATGTCGATGGCACAGAAGGTGCCGGAGAAGTTAAGGTACAGGCTCAGCCTTCACCTAAGAAGGAGAAGCTTGCCGGTCCTACACCTGTAAAGGGCACAGCAAATTACGTCGCTTCAATGCAGAGTGGTGAGCGCACCAAGAAGAACCACGGTAAGGTTGCCTTCACAAAGTAAGTTAAACAAAAATAGATTATAAATTAAAAGGGCCTTAGCAATAAGGCCCTTTTTTTTGTATAAATACTTTGGTGAATAGTTTTAAACAATTTGTTGCTGAGGTATTCAATCCTCATTTTAATAAGAAGACCGGTGAAGCTAGACAACACCGTCATATGGCTGATATTATTCCCGATGTCAGTACACACTCAGCATCAGGTGGTAAGACAGTACCAGAGTATTGTAAAACAGATAATAACGCCGTGCAGGAGTTTGAAACACTCAAGACAATGCCACACGGTACAAAGACAATTAATCTTGCTAAGGCACGAAAACTGAAAGATCAATTCAATCTTAGTGATTTTAAAGGTGCACTTGGTAACACAGGGATACACCTAGCACCTCATCATGAACCTGGGTTCTTTACTCTAACCAAATAATGAGCATAGAAACAAAAGACGTATATACTGGTAATCCAACGCCGCAGTTTTATCCTGCTAGCATTGACTATAGTACCAATCCATGTTTCCGCTTTACCGATAAGACTAATAATCAAAACGAGCGTATTCTTTATGCGACGTATTGGCAGGAGCAAATCAGTCAATACGGGCAACAAGTAATGTATTATGTTAATACATTCAACACTCTTTCAGCAGATATAATCTACGGCGAACAACCGACACAAACATTTGCGCCTCCTCTGCCGATCATTCTCGCAATTAACCTCAACGAAAATGCATTAATGCTTAGTAAGTACGGTCTTATATCTGAAGATGAAATTACAGCATTTGTACCGTATAAAAGTTTTTACGCTACTTTTGGTGAAGGTTCAGAGCCAAAATCCGGCGATGTATTTCAACTATCAGAATATGGAAGTGACCGTGTAAATGGTAGAAATGGTAACTTTTATGAAATAACTGAGCGTCTCGATCAAGACATCGCCCAGGTTAATCCGCTCGCTGGTCACTACGTTTGGCTACTCAAGGCCAAACGTTTTGAATGGTCATTCGAACCCGGTTTATCTGGTGAAGCCGTCAATCAACAGGTATACGATGACACTCTTAGCCCAACAGCATCAGGTGCTCATAAACCTTATACCGACAGCGCGGATATTGAATCTGTTAAAGTGTTTGACTATAGCCAAACAGATTACGGAAATGTGTACGGTGGATACGTTTAGATATCAATCTTACCACTTTCGGGGCTATAATCAGGAATCCTCTCATTGCGGAGTTTAGCGATAAATTGATCAGCATCTCTGCTCGTTTCAAAATCTAACGCTACGCTCGTTCTATCAACACCTGTAAAGGTATATGTTAATCTACCCTGTTTTGGTGTGATATTTGCGAGTTTGTAAAGTGTGTTTACGCTAAATTGATTCTCACGGGATTGAAATCCTCGACGAGGATCAGGCCTTACGCTAAAACTGGCGCCAATGATGTAGTGCATGGTAGAGCTGGTGCGATAACGCTGTTATTTTGTTCAATTTCTTCTAAATCTGATTTCATTGAAAGAAATCGCTCATCGATGTATTTCTGAAATGCAAGCGGCTTAATCCAGTCGACGTCATTTTCAATTGAACGTCTCTTGAGTTGCTCTACGCGCTTACTTACAATCTCTACTCCTTCGAGTAGGCATAGCCAACGCGCGTATTCGTCGTATGACATATTATGTGTCTGATATTCAGATTTTAGTTGACTGATTTCGTTTGATGGTGTCGATGACATATCCGAGTATTATGTATAAAAATTTTTGAACGTCAATAATATTCTGATTTTTATTCAAAGTATTAGCAAAAGCATGAATTGCTTCAATATTCTGTATTACACCGTTGATACACGTATT